TGTACAGCGAATTATACCTGTTCGGATCCAAAATTTTGATTCACTTTTAATCTAATTTCCGATTCAGACGATTGAGGCGTTACGACCTTGAGATTGAAGCGCTTTTTGCAATATGAACATTTTACATTTTGAACAATCAATGTGTTGTCTGTTTCAAACAGATATCTATCACAGTGCGGACATTTGATTTTCATCACTTCTCCACTTCATATTTAACACGACAATGACAATTTGGATGTAAGTCTGCCGCATCGACATCCACAAAGTTATTGTTAAAAATACCACCATCAGTCCCAACAACGTTTCCACCTTTTGGCAAAAATGAGTCTGTTACGAGTTCTCTTTTACCATTCATAGCCTGACAAAACTCACATGGATTTGCGGAGACAGTATGCCATACTTTGTAAATCTTAGCACCTGTTTCATTCATCAATTGACTCATTGCATCAACGCTGGATTTATTAGCAGAACGATGTTCCTCGGTGCGTGCCAACCTCTGCACTCTCCACTCATCAGTGTTCATAATCTCACGTAATCTAGTAGCTAACTCTTCTTTATTTAGCCCCATCTCCTGACCTTGAGCCAAAACATTACGAATACTTTCTGCAGTTTCTTTAGAATATGATTTAGCTACATTTACTAAATATGCTTGATAATCAGCACGAGTTAGAGTTGATACAATAAATTCAGAAGTAGCATCAATCGGGATATTATTGGCTTTAAGTAGTGCAATACCCTCTGTATAGGTTGTTTGACCCTTTACTAACATATAAGCAATAATAAATGCTAGAATTTCTTGTGCAGTTTTATTTGCTTCTTCTTCATCAATATCATTTACGTCTTTATTAAGCTCATTATTCTCAATCGCACGTTCAATCTGACGGTTCATCTGGTCTCTCAAAACAGACGAAACGTCATCAATAAACTTCTGCTCCTGCTTGGTTGGGGTATGAGCCTTATGACTACAAGTGCAGTGATCGTGATGTTTTTCTTGGTTGGTATCAATAGCTTTATTTTTATCCGTGTCATTAGACCGTGTTGAATCAGGAGCGTCTTCTACTTCATCACCCTCATCTACTTCTGGCTTATCATTCACAATAACCGGCTTTACATAGCCCTGTTTAAGCAGTTTGTAGCCCTTAGATAGATTAAATGCGTCAACTACTGAATCGAGTGAGTAGCCATTCATCACTGCCTGGTTGATTAAATTAAACTCAGTCATTTTTCGTTCGGCATCGATCTTTTCCTCATCAGCAATACCAGGGATATCTAAGTCAAAAGTAATAGCATATCCAAGACCACCAGTAACACGATTAAGCTCATGAGTAAGCCTAGAATAAATCTTGGTCGCAAATGGCTCTACGGTATATTTAATAAAGATTTGTTCATCGACGCGGACTGAAGCGTAAGTATTATTATCATTTACGCCACGAATACTTGCTGGCACGCCAAAAGCACTATCAATCTTATCATTAGCCTGCTTAAAAACTGAGTCAAGCGACATATCTTTATTGGATTGAGAAAACGGTACCCATTCAATTTGTGCAGAGGTTGCAGCTCCAGTTGCAGGGTCAATAGGACGATGAGAATAGATAACATTATTATTTCTACCACTTCCACGATGCGAACTTTGCATTTTAGCGACAATATCTTCAAATTGCGCTCTGTCTTTAGCTGTAACAATAAATTGACCAGCTGGCACAGCACCGTTCTCAAAGAAGCCTGCTTGATACGCGGCAATATAATCGTCAACATTAGCCCATTTGGAAATAGCGTTGCTTGGAGCATAACCACGGCTTAAATTGTATGGATCGTAGCCTGAATAGATTTCGATTACTTCATTCTCGCCGTAGGTTGAACCACTACATTGATAATATTTCTTACCGCCACTAACGACTTCACTTACGCCTTCCAAAAATGTCAGACCAGCAAAATTGTCCTCCGTGATATCACCACCAGCACAAGCCGTATTACCTTCATAATGCCACAAAAGTAAATATACTTTTGGGTGAACCAGTGCCATGACTGCCAAGGCTTCACGAAAGTCTGTTGCCGACATCTGCTTATTTGGATGATAAAGCGCATTAACGATATTGCTTTCTTTGACTGGCTTACCATTAGCGTCTATTGCGTACGGTCTAATAACGATGAATTTATTAACAATCGCTTTGATTGACGGGTAGGTATTATCGTAACTATTGCCCTTATAAAAACTATAAGCAAGTGGCGTTGAGCGATAATAACCAGCAGGATGAGAGCTAGTATCGTATAATGATGATTTTGATTTTGCGTTAAATAATCTCTTTAATTTATCAAGCATGAAATATTTCCTTGTAGCAAATTATGCGTTTATACAGGGTGGCAGATGAATAAAGCGATAATGTTATATCTTTACTTATATAGTTGTATATACATAAAGCAACCATGAAGCAATTTAACAGAGGTGGAAAAACGATTTTTGTTAAATCCGTGAAACAAAAATGTTATATCTAGCCAACGATTACTCCACCATATTCAATTTTTGGTGGTGCAGGTGGAGTGTAAAAACAGAGAATAGTAGCATCTGCTAGGTCAGGCGAGCGGAAGCCTCGTTTTTTATAATCGTCCTTACTTTCAACACCCCTACGCCCCTTGCTATCCATTTTCCATTCACGGTTCGATAACTCCACTAATAAATCTTTGTCATTAGCAATCGAAATTTGATCAATAATGGATTGCAAATAAAACCATGCTTCTGAAATGAGATTCGGATATTTATCGGGATTTGAAGCCTTAGCCCCGAAGTTAATCGGGATCACATTATAACCTCTTGCAATCATTTCATCAGTTACGCCACCACCTACGCCAGTGTCATCGATTTTGATTAGGACATCTTTGTCCGCACCAATAAAATTGACTAGTAGATCACAAACTTCAGTTGTGCGTTTTTTAGTAAACGAAGCTCGTCCGATTTCTTTTAGACCTTTTCGCTTCACAAATACAGTCCGGTCGCCACCAAGCCGTGCCACATCCACCCCAACTTCAATCGCTCCCTCATCATCTACTTCTTTCCCCATCGCCTCAATCACTTGGGCGGTCTGGATGATATTTTTATCTGAAATAGCAAGCGCTTTGCCTAGATAGTCATGAGCGTAGTCCTCTGGATGATTTATTCGAGCTTGTTCAATTTCATAAAGAATTTCGTTAGAGAGCCAGCCGTTTTTCTGCGCAATTCGATAATCTACCTCTAGATGCCAGACATCTTTACGTGGTGGGTTAGTGATGAAATAGGAGATCACAGGGTCAAGATCGGTGAGGCGGTTTAGTGTCCAGATAATTTTACTACCAGGCTTACGAATAGTTGGATTGAGAATACGTATTGATTTAAGGGTAATGGTTTGTGCTTCATCGATCCATGCAATATCAACGCCTTCAAGCGACTTAATGGTTGTTTCCACGTTTCGATCAAGACCTTTAAAGATGAAAGTTGAGCCGGTGTTGGTATTCGTGATGGTATCATTTGTCCAGACGAACTCGGAAAATCCATATTGCTGGATTAAGTCAATCAGAAGTTGATACGAGCTATCTGCTATATTTTTCTGAAACTGACGTAAGCAAGCAATACGTACTCGCCTTGAACGAGCCGTTAATAACAAAAACCGAGCCACGGTATGGCTCTTCAAAGAATAGCGACCACCCTCAATAACTGCATGTCGCCACCAGCTATCAAAAAGCGGCTTAAACTCACTTGGTAGCTTTACGAGTGTTTTTGCTATCACCATCCACAAACTCCACCAGCGCTACTGGTATTTCTATCTTTTCACCACCAGATGTAATATCACGCTTCTCCGTGATGCGAGCTTTCAGTTTGTTATATTCAGCAATTGCTTTCATCTTGGCATTAAAATCAGCATCCTGCACAATGAGCTTCTCAAGTTGCTTGTCTACAAATTGGTCGTTAAGTCCGTGAGCTTCAAAGATTTCGTCGATTCTTTCTAGTATGTAAGGTTTTGTAAGGTTTTCACACGCTCCTGCTTTTGCAGTCCTGTACCAGCCAGGCTTACTTGTATCGACATCGTAAGCTTCAATGTAGCTTTGAACACCATTACCAAAAAACTCTCTATCGCCTGCATACAATTGACAGAATAACTCTTGCTGTGGCGTTAGCTTATGCCCACTCTTTGTGGTTGGCTTAACAGTAGATTTTACTACCTTTTTACTCTTGTTCTTTTTCATTATGCCTTCTGGTCTTGTAGATATTTAATGACTTCTTCTTTTGTCCCCTCAAAACGAGTTTTGCTATGTTTCCCGGCGAGAAATCCTAGAGTCAAAATAATGAACATAACATCTACGACCGTAGATCCACCTAAAAACCAGTGATTAAAAAGGAGCAATCCGGCAAACATTGAAAATGTAACTATATCTTTAATAATTGAACCTATTACTGATTCGTTTATAACTATGAATTTAGTTTTGTCGACATCCATATAATTCTCCTTAGTGATTAACCGGAAACATTTCCGATCCCTTTGGTTTTTGTGGTAATGTTACTGCGATATCAATATCTTTCACTCCTTTCTCTCTCAAAAATTGCTCTGTCTTTTTAATTTCTGATAAATTAGAGTTCATGATTTTATGTTTAGTGTCATCGTGAGCTGTATAGCGGATTATGTAGTTGATCGGAGTAGCCGGTTTTACGTATGTGCGTATCTTTTTCATAAATTTTCCTTTCTAGTGCCACACTTGCCGCACTTATCATTTATTGTGTGCGTCATACACCAGCAATTCTTGCAGAGGCTAATATCATTAAAACTTACTACACCAGTTCTGAATTCTTTATATTCATCCTCTGTATGAGTGCCGTTATAATATTTCATTGCTTCATCAATTCCACGAGCTTCGCATATCATGGCGGTCTTCAAAATTATGGTGGCTTCGTTCGCCATTCGCTTAAACGTCGCCTCTCGTACGTCCTCGTGGACAAGCTTTATATCTGATTTAGTCTGAGATAAAATTGCTTCTACTATTTGATTGATTGTTGATAATTTCATTTTTACTTCTTTTCTCGGAGGAGTGCCATCAATGGCTCGACTCACTGACACGGATCCCATTAATTTAGCTTTTTGGTTTGGCACTTCTTTCATTTTGTCTATCTAAAAATTCTGAATAAGTAATAGCCTCCCTTTCACCATCCTCATTCTCAAAGACTACTAGTGGCAGCTCAATATCAAATGAGTTTGCTTCTTGTTGCCATATAGGATTCAATTCAATCCTTTTAACAATGAAGTTGGTCAATTTAATTTGATGATTGATAATAAACTGGTGAAGAGGAGTGTATTTACCGGCTCTATCACAGCCATAACATTCTTTAAGATAGAGAGTAACTTTAGTATCTTGATTTATCATAAAATCTTTCATTATTCCTCGCTCTACCTTTCTCTGGAATTATTCTAGCTGTGGCTTTTCTTACCCAATCAGGTAAGTTTCCGGTTGTAATACTAATGTCGTGTAGGGTGGCAAGACGACGTATCGTACTCATATCTAGATAGCGGTAATCTCGCAATGCTCGCATGAATGGTCGCCAGTGATAAGTCCAAAAGTTTCTCTGCCGAACATCCCATCTCGTAAATTTCTGCCAGCCATATTTATCTTTGATGTAAATATCGCGTGGATTAACGAACCATATTTCGAGACCATTCGTTTTCCGAACGGATACCTGATAATTTCTTGCCACTTTACCTCCTCGCAAGATTTTTATTTAATTACGTAAATATTCGTCAATTATTTTCTTACACCCCTCGAATCCAACCCCAAATTCGGCTTTATAACCCCTCGCACGCAGTTTTTCAAGCATTCTAGCCTGTTCATCGAGGTGTTGGTCTTTTTTAAGAGTGCCGTCTTTCTTATAGGGTGAATTCGATTCGGTTTTAATTTCCAGATAGAGACCGAAATAAAAACCCCATTCACGTACAATGCCATTCCAGTCTTTGCTATTTATATTTTCACTTGACTCTGCAATATATAAATCCGGATAGCCACGCTCTGGGTGTAATCTCTTATGTTTTGCCGCTTGACCAGGTGTTAATTTAAGATCGGCTGCAATATCGAAGCGATAAATTATGTTTGGATATTGAAGTTGCAAGTATCGAGCGATCTGTTCATAGAGATTATGCTCGGAATTATATTTTGGGATTCGTCTCATATTTTTACCTCCTTTCTTTTGATTCTTCCAACCCCTTAATAGGCAACTAATATTTCATACCGTATGTGTTTGATTAATTACCTGTTAAGGGGTCTCCACTAACTCATAGCGCTGAATCTTATAGTGGAGACAATAACTTAAAACTAACGTGAGGAGATAATATTAATTACCTTTTACCAACAATCTACAATAGTAGAAATTCAATAGTTAATAGTTAATGGTTATTAGTTTTAAGCTAGTGGCTGCGTCTGTATTGACATTTAACTGGTTATTATTAAGAAGGTATTTACCAGCACCACATTGCAATTTATTTGAGTCCTTTTAGCTTTTTAAGCTCTTGATCTAATCTGTTGCTCATTTTTTATCCAAATCTTCAGGATCGATATCAAAACATTTGGAAAGTATGTTTTTAATTTCTTCCGCGATTTCTTTCTTCACATCATCTTCATCTTCGTCGTCATCGCAGTCATCATCGTCGTCTATTTCGTCTTCAGATTTTGAGGTTTTTATTTCTTCGAAATTAGATTTAATTTTTTCTAAGATTTTTCCGCCAAGATCGGTATCTATTTTCGCTACGGCTTCAAAAAGCAGATTTATCATCTCATAGACTGCAAATTTTGAGCCTACTGTGGCATTTACTACTTCACCAGCATTAGATAATCCAATAGTTATATATCCAATAAGTTTATCTTTCGAAACACATTCTTTAATTGTTTCAACCGCAGAGTCAAGATTCTCTAATTCTTTGCGTTTAATTGTTCTAGCACCTGTAGACTTGATTAATTTATCTATTAACTCATTTAATCTATCGTTCATTTCGTTGTTTTTCATAGTTTCTCCTTAAAAATTAAATTATTACTCTAGCCCTTTGCCTTGATCTAACCTATTGCCATATCCGTTATTGATTAAATATTCACGAAGTTCCGCCGCCATTGTCAGAATCCAGTTCAAGCCATCTTCAAGTGTTTTACGATTTAAGTAAACGATCCCCACCGTGATATGGTTTTTGTCGGTATGGTGGATGTGCTGATTCTTGCAATAGAACTCAAAGCGCTTGAGTTCAGGGTAAAGCACTTGATAGACTTCTGATTGCTTGGAGTTGGTGTAGTCAGTAGCCGAAGCTTTACCCGTTTTCCAGTCAATTCCAGTTGTGCCATCTTTAACATCTAGCACGCCGGAAATTACACACCAATCTGTCAATTTACGAACCCGTTTGGTTGCTAGCTCCACCTCAGGCGTTTCTAATTTGCGACCGCCAAATATTTTCGGGATTGCTTTATGTTTTTTGACGTATCGTTCCCAAATACC